TTCTTGAATGCGCCTGCGCCGACCTTAGTAGCGATTGCTCCAAAGCCGTAGTAGCCGATTGTTACCTGTCCTGCTGCTGTTGATTCAGCGCGTAGGCGGTATGTTGGTGACTCGTACCATGTGTATGCATCTGGGTTCACGATAAGGATTGTTCCATCGCCATCGCCAGCGTTTGTTGGATCAACATAGAGGTTAAGTCCTGCAACATTACCTGTTAATGATGTTGGTGCTACTTGACCGCCTGCGTTCATTGGCTGTGACGCTGTGTAGATTGGGCGTCCTGAATCGTTAAGTGACATGATGTTTGACCATTGACCTGTTGATACAACCATGTTGCGAGCAAATGGGTTAGGTAGTCCTGCTGTAGCTGCATAAACTGAAGCTGATCCGCGAGCGACAATACCTAGCAATTCTGCTGCTGTTGGGTATGTGACTGTTGTAGTTGCATCTGCTGTTGCGCCTGAAATAAGAGCAGCGTTTACTGCTGCGTTTGTTGTCTTTGCGTAAGCTGCTGCCATGTTGCGAACTAGCTCATCAAAGAATGCTGGAGATGTACGATCTAGCAATTCAACAGAGAATGTCTGCTGTCCAGCGTACTTCTTTACTGACACTGACAAGAACGCTGAGTTCTGATCTGTCTCTGTAAATGCTGCGCCTTCTGCAACTTCACCGACTGTTGGCATTACTGTGATCTTTGGAATCTCGAAAGTCATACCTGCATCTGGCAATACTCCACGAGAGATTGCATCGATTGAAGGACGGATTGTTGTGCCAAGTGGGTTGATGATTTCAGATAGTTGGCGTGTTGGTACTAAACCTGCGTTATCTGTTGTGTCATCTGCTGCTAGTAGGTATTGACGAGCTGACTCATCACCTAGTGCTGCGCGGATTGTGTTTTCTGCATACTTAGCTGCTGTCAATTCGATGCGTGGCTTTGTGTATGACATTGCTGTAACAGTTGGGCGAGCAGCTTCAACCGCTGGTGCTTCAACTGGTGTTGCTTCGACTGCTGGAGTGGTGTTTTCCACGGTGGCTGTCTCGCTTTCTGTTGGTTGGGTTTCTTCTTCTACAGCAGATTCTTCTGCTGCAATATCAGTGACTTGAGCCGACTTAAATGCAGGCTCCGAGACAAGGCTTGTTTCTACGAGACGGGCTGAGGATACATAAGTGATGCCGTCTTTAATTTTTGATTTTAATACTTCTGCACCAATCGACAAACCGCTTTGTAATCCTTCTTCTGCAAGGATCAGAGCTTCTGTGCCACGCTGTGAACGACTGACAGAGAACACTGCGTGGATTGCATCTTCTGATTCGCTAAAAGAAACCATGCGACCTAGAGGCTTTTTGTTATCGTGCTGACTTAATAATTTAATCAATTTAGGATCTGCAATTTCGATAGATCCAGAAGCAAAGATTACTTTGCCCATATTGGTAGATCCCGCTTCAACATTAAGTGGCACAATCTTGCCTGAGATGGTACGACTTGCTGAGTCTGCTGTGAGTTCAGCTGAGAAGGTAATTACTTGGTTCATTGCATACCTTGGCTTCCATTAGGTGTTAGATCAGTCATTTCCATAGCCTGCTCCTGAGTAATCAGATTAAGGCTAAGCAATTTTTCAATTACTGCTAGTTCTTGCATTGGATCTGTGCGTAAAAAGTTTTTATCAATATCAAACTTAACTACATTGCCACGGGCAGTGATGTCATCCATAGACAAGCGATCTTCGATCGCTGTAATGAATGGCTGTAAAGATAGTGTCAAAAATTGCTTACGCTCATCTTGCACATTGGCATAAGTCATAGAGTTATTCTGATCTGCTGAAACATAGTAAGCAGGTACATTGCATAGACGAGCAATTTCGGTAGCAAGGTTAAAAATTGCATCCCCGTACATCATGTCTTTAGGTGAGAATGAAATTGGAGAAAATTCGAGAGTGCTGCTGAGATATGCAGTAGACCTGTTATTGCGAGCTTGGCGCCAAGCAGAAAGCAATCCTGAAACTTCTTTGGGATCTAAGTCTGCGCCGTTATTTTTAATGTAACCACTCGCCATTGGAGTAGCTGCTGCGATTGCAGATGCCTTTTGAACATCTATTGCTGCGCGGATTGTAGATGCGCCAGTATTTAAAATGCCATCACTTAGTGATTGGAATGTTACAAGAGATCCCAATCCATCCATAGGTAATGTAGTTCCATCAACTGCGTAGGATCTAACAAAAGTATTAGTCGCATCAAGAGTTATTGTTACTCGATTGTTAGCAATCCACTCAAAGCGAGATGGGCGTCCATCCTCCTGATAAACCTCGACCACTTTCCAGAAGGCTTGCCCATATAGAAGAAGCGAGTCCACCGTCCATGCAATCGTTACAGATCGTGGCTGTGAGTATGAAGGTTGCTCTAACCAAGCAGGTGAGCCAAGTTCTTCATTGCTAGATTTTTTGTAAAGCTCTAAAGGAATAGCGCCGATTGTGCCAGCAAGTAAATTGCGACAACGCATAAGTGCTGGGACAGACATTGCTTCTGTTCTGCCGATGTATGCACTTTGAAAAGGCATTGCATAAGGTGAATACTCGCCAAGAACCTGTGGCGCGGATTGTGCTTCTAATAAAGGCTTAGGCTCTAGACCAAAGGTTTGCAATAATTTACCCATAGACAGAAAGTGTAGCATTTGTCAAGCAATTAGACAATGTGGTAGGGCGTGTCTAAGTATAAATCTGAGGTTTAGCAACTGGGATCATTAACTTAGATACAACCATTGCCAAGCCAATAGGTGCTGAGATATCTCCAGCAGACTTGCGCTTAATTATGCGCCACGCGCTGTCATTGACTTTAGCTGCACAGTTATTCATCTGTTGGATCAATTCTGCCTGCCCATTGTGAACTACTCTTAAATTGACTAAGCCTTCAAGTAAATCTCCACAGGCTTTGTAGAATTGCTGACCTGAAACATCCTCGACCATAACTCCAGCATTGGCTAAACGATCTGCGATTGTTTGTGTGGCGTACTTGTCAAAGCAGACTAGGCGAGGCTTGTAAATGTCACACCATGCTTTTATACTTGCTGCCATTCTTAGCTCATCGATTGCTACCTGAGAGCTGTAAGTCTCTAAGATCCCGATGCCAATCCTCCCATCTGGGAGTAGCTGTCCTGCGACCAATGATCCGTTCCTGCGTGAAGGACTGACATCGAAACCGAATACAGTATAAGCCCCTACAGCCATTTCTAGTGTGCTATCGGATGTATCTTCTAGAACGCCATGAGGCCAAGGACTACTAAGAGAATCAATCCACTGACAAAGAGTTTCGGTGCGCGTGTTTTCAATAGGAGAAGTAGCAATCGCTTCTTCAATCGCTTCCTCCGTGATTGTGTACCCCAGTGAGGGGTTAGCCAAAGCCCATGCATTGCGATCAGTTATCTTGCAGTATTGCGGAGCTGAGTATTCATAAAATCCAAAAGACTTGGGTGGATAGTCGATCGCTCGCTCTCGTAGGTCGTTGAGTACAGTGCTGAAAGCGTCTCCTGCATTAGAGGTAAGAAGCGTTTGAGAGTTTGGGTGAGCTCTAGTTGTAGGAGTAGCAGCTCTGAATCCTTCTTCTGTGATCTCTCGGATTTCATCGATATATAGGAGTCCGTTGACGCTTCTACCTCGAGAGCCGTCTCTAGTTGCTGCAACAACATCGAGCCTTGCTCCAGATAGCATCTCAATAGACTCTGTGCCGTTGGCGTGTCGGATCTGCTTAACGAATCCTTTGAGGTGGTCATTGGTCTCCAATAGGGTAGTGATCTGTCTAAAGGTGTCTAAAGCCATGCTTCTGTTAGAGGACATAATTAGCACGTTAGTATTCCACTTTATCAGGTGTGCCAGTATCAGCATACGCGCTAAGTGAGTCTTACCATTCTGCCGAGCCACAAGAATTAGGTTTGTTTTACGAATCCAATCTCCTTTTTTATCCACAGTTAAAATATCTTTAAGCACAAGCTCCTGCCATGGCATTAAAGGAATCTTTACAATCTCGCATAGATCTTTAACATCTTGCAGCTTGTTTTCGCCCTTAAGAAGTGGACTGTGAAGCCTTGGCTTGGTTGCCCCTCGTAGCGCCTTGGGCTTTCTGGTCTTAGTTGTCATTGATTTGTTTCAGGTCGGATCTTAAACGGACTGTCCAGCATCGTCTCGGACTGAATCGGGGAGATATAGTCAATAAAGACAGGGGGGGTGAACTGCTGTGCTAAAAAAACCCCTTGTGAGCGTGATCCTTTAGCACTGTTACATTTAGTGCACGCACTGATTAAGTTCTCCGGATTCATTGCCTGATCAGGATGCTTGCGAATAGGCAGGATATGATCAACTGTTGTGGCGTCTTGACCACAGTAACCACATGTGTATGAGTCACGAGCCAGTATGGTAAGTCTCAATGCTCTCCACTTCCTGCTGTCTCTTGGATCTAATGCCAATTATATTTTCTCCAATGATCATAAGCATTGCATGGATTGGAGTATCTATGTTCAATGTATGCTAAGCCCCATCGTACCTGAGTATAACCATCTTGATCCCTAAGCCATTCACTATTGCCTTGTGGTATTCCATAGTGTGATCCATTGGATGCTTTAGGATCCCAAGCACTTTCTTTACCGTATAGCTTTGTTATGCATACATACTGCTTATAATCATAATGTAATAGATGTAATGCATATTCTTTATAACTTACATATTGCATTGGTTTAAGCCCACCTGCATCAGGCACTAGCAATAGAGATATCCCAATAGCTACTAGCACCCCGCGAGCTACGCCCCTAAGGGGCTCGCGGTGAGCCTTTGAGAGGCTCTGCTGTGTTAGCGTACCAGATGATCTCGGTTCATTTATATAAGTGCTGGTCAGACTGCGTGTCGGTTTCATAATGTCTCCTTATTGTTACCCTGTGGATAACTTCTGTGGATAACTATTTATCAGTAGAGTAGAAGCCCTTGCCCTTAAAGTGAATAGCAGCTGTGCTTATTGTCTTGTCCATAGGCTCATTACAGTAAGTGCATGGCACTATTGGTCTGTCGTACCATCCATGGCTAATCTCTTGACTAAGATTGCAGTCTGAGCATCGGTAGTCATAGGCTGGCATGTTAAGCACCTCTGTATCATGTATGACCCACAGGCTGTGCAGCGGTCAATGTCTGCATCTGTGGGTTCGCTAGTAAGGTGACCGTATTTTAATATGAGTAGTGGCAATAGATCCTCTAGACGGATGATGCAGGCATAGTCACCGCAATCTTCACCTTGTCCGTTGAGTCTAATCACTCCAAAGCCTAATTCCCCCGAAATGGCTGTGCGAGCTTTTAATTGCTTTATGTATGCAAGTGGTTGAAATCCAGCGCGGGCTTTGACTTCAACATCAAACGGTACATTAACAATATCCTTGCCACTACCCCTTCCCACACATGCGCCTTGCCAGACAGTCGATAGGTACTGTGCAACTACGCGCTCGGTGCGGAAACCTCTGTGCTTTCTTGCTTGACTAGCCATTGACTGCGTTACATTTTGCACACTGCCAATTCACAATACCATTTACAGAGTCAGATGATATGTGCGCTAGATCGCGTATCTGGACAGGTTCATTACATAACTGACATGGCACAAAAGCTGACATAAGATCAAGCCATTCGCCATTTATCTTAATCCCAATGTTTCCCATTATACCCTTACCTCCTGTGGATGCCATTTACCATCACTACCCATGCGATACCATGCAGGCGGACAGTCAGACTTGACGCCTCCTGCGTTCATGTGAGCACATTGGTACCCACCCCATGCACGACCATTCTTCTCACCATCGCGCCATCTCATGTGTCCATGCTTGCAACTCGGTGCTTCTTGTGCTTCGCCTGTACCTATGATTGCAGCTACATTCTCCATAGCCTTCTCTAAAGTAACCGGAGCATCAACTACCTTCATATAGTCATTGACTGGAGTAGTCCAGTAATCCTGCTCTGCTGTCTCTTTGTCAGCTGCTTGGATGGCTTGTACCAGATCTTGTACCGGTGGCTTAATAACGCGTGGCGTTACTACCTTAGCCATATCCTGCTTTGTGGGCTTCTTCTGAGTTTCTAAAACTAGGCTTAAAGCCCTTCCGATTGAGCTCGAAGAAGTATCTTCGACATACCATTTACGCATGCCCGAGTTATATGTAGAAACATCACCGAAAGCATAATCAACACCTGCAGGCAGCGTGTCGCTACCATTACGATAAATCTGCGCCGATATGAGGACAATGCCTTTTTCTGGATCAAACTGGATAACATCTGTAACAATCCTTCCTTCTGGGTAAGCCTTTTGAAAGCGCAGCACTCTAGCCGCAACATCTTCATAATCTTCTAAGTTAAACATAGAGTTCATTCTCCTCTGTTGCTAGTTGCCCCATTAGAGCAATATAAGCTGCACCATCTATGTAGTTATCGGCTTTGTCTGGATTTCCAGTCGTTGCTCTGGCAAGTTTGACAAGCGCAAGAATGGCGCATACTTGATAATCTGTAACAGGCATCTGTAAATATGCCGAAATAAGCATTGCTGCGTGTTGCATGTTATCAGCTGGATGACCGTAGTCATTGAGACCACGATCTTGAATTATGTCAGTGGCACTCTGTAAAATCTCGGAGTATTTCATTCCTGCCAGAACCCTTGTCGGCTTAGATCGCGACCGCGCACATAACCTTCGCGTCTGCCATCCTTGTAGCCTTGCCAATACCATATAAAGTTAGAAGCTATTAGTAAGCCTAACATTCCTATGATTGTTATTGAGTTAATCATTATGTACCTATCTGTAGCAGTGCCCTTGACTGCTTACAGAATTAGAGTCTCACGCCTGTATGACAT